AAAACTATCTCTATAGAGGGTCATACAGGATATAAGCTAGACGCTGGACGATATGGACTTCAAAATGGAAAAAGTATTGTAAGTGCAAATTTAGCTCCGAGCTCTTCAACTGGAGCCGCTCACTGGCTAGATCTATATTCAGTAATTCAGCTTGTCAAAGGTGAAAATAAATATTTAACGTCAATTCAAGGCTCTGTAACATCAAGCTTCAGTGTCGACAATATTGATAATATAGAAAATGTTCAAATAACGATCCCCGATCAAGGTATTACATACGATGTCATGCTTCAAAATGATAGCTTCATGCGTAATAGAGAGCAGCCGCATCTCTATAAATATAAGCTAGATTTTATTATTGTACAAGAAACATTTGGTACGCCACGAAAAATCTCTTTTGACGTGGCTCAAATCCCCGATACGGGATCTCTTGTTGCTTCTTGTTCTAAATTGGCATTAACGCTTAAGAATACAAAAGAAGCATTTATGCATCTCGCAGGTGTTCAGGCGGTCTCTGATGCTATAAACGATGGAATAAGATACGTAAACGAGTCAATAGCTACTGGTAATTTCTTCATTACGGCAGCTAATTCGACACTTAATGATATTCGCCGCCTTGAGAAAATGACCGATTGTATAAATACTATTTCTGCAAACGTAGGTCTCATTAAAGGAATTGTTCTTCAGGTTAAAACATTTGCCAATCTAAACACGGCATTTTATGAGCCCTATATTGCGCTAAAACATTTGAAGTCGCAATTGCAATTGCTTCAGAAGTCTATGACTGGTGAACAACAGAATTTAGCATTTAATGTGAATATTACTCGTTTGGCGTCAATTTCTGCTCCCGTAACTCTTGCGGCTAATAATGCTACTGTTGCACAGTTTCAAAAAGACATTAGACAACTAAATAGAATAGCATTTCCATTTCCTATTGATAGAGTGGAAGAAATTACTACTGATGGCGTAACTAAAATAAATGTGTTTTTTAAATCGCGACCCTCGTCTTTAGGCATTTCTCGCATAAAAATCTTTTCTATTAACGACTTCGGAAATGAAGATGATCTAGTTGAATCTATGAGCGATCGTAATTTGGTCATGTCGACAAATTACAATACATCGGGATATCTTTATAACTTCTTTATAGAATATGATTATAGCACGTTTGAATCTATTGTACAACCAAAATATAAGAGCATAAAGAGAATATTGATCGTGCCAGGAGAAACATTAGAATCTATCGTCAAGAAATATGCTCCAAAAGAGGCAAATTCGTCTAAAGCGTATTTGTCAGAAGTCGCGTATTTGAATGGTATCGAATATCCTTATGTCGTAACGTCAGATAATCCAAATTTTGATGCTTATTTCGGTTCATACGGATATAAGATTTTTTCAACAAATGGCGAATTTATGCAATACATCTATAATATCGACACATCTGTATACTCGGGTCCCGAATTGGTTTTATACGATTCTTCAATTGTAGACGATGCAACATTTTTGTTACAGCAAACAGAAGTAAAAGATCAGATTAAAACAGGAACAAGTTTCTGGGTTCTCCTATTTAAAGAAACATATTCTAACAGGTGCTATGCACTGTTCGGAATAACAGATGCAGCCACGGGAAGTCTATGGACGGCCGACAGCTATGTTATTTGTGCGCTAGAAAAGGGCAGATCATATGATATCGATACTAATGCCATCTTCGAGATTTTAAGTCCATACACATTAACGGGAGATCTAATTGAATATTATGGTCAAGCAGACTATTTTACAAGTCAATTAGATCCTGATGTTACGCTTTTTGAGACAGAAAAATTAACTATTGAACAAATTTATATACAAAATGTTGGTTCATTTATTGCTCCCGGAGATTATCCTTTCACGGATTACGATCCTAATGCCGATGATCTAGTGGTAGAAGAAGATCGTTTTAATGATCAAAAGATGTTTCTTGCCGGCGATGCTGACAATGCAAATTACGTTATTTTAACGACTTTTACTGCTCTGGGTGCACCAGCTGAATCTAACTATACTATAGCCGCATTTAGCAATTATAAAGTATTGACAGATGGCCAAGAAATAATGCTTCCTTCGCTAGAAAGTGCATTTTTGCCATTTGCCGAGGCTTTCAGTAGAGAAGATACATACAAGGTCGATTTAGATGTTAGATTCCAGTATTTCGACGACATTAATGTATCGATTCTACCAAGGCCCGATTTAGGTCCAGGCGAAGGAATACTTGATTTCAAATTAATTAACGGAATAGAAAATGTAAAACAAGCTATCAGAGATAGACTGGAGTGCCCACAAGGTGGCCTTATTTTACATAGAGATTACGGTATGCCAGTTTTATTGGGCAAAAAGAATACTTTGGAAAATCTTATTCTTCTTAGATACAATCTTTTCAGTCAACTAATGTCAGATGCAAGAGTTAGATCTGTTGACAACATGCAACTTCAAGACTCAGGCGACACAATAAAGGCTCAGGCTTACATCACTCTAGTGAATAATGATGAAATACTCATTAAGACCACTATATAAGAGGACGAAATGACAGTACAAATAAAAACTGCTGATACTATAAAAACTGATTTCATCAGATTTTTGAGGTCAGCTATAGAAGAAAATGGTGGTCCTACCGTTACTGATTATAATATTGGTAGCGTACTGAACGTCCTTGTTGAAGCATTCTCCGATGTTCTTGAAGATTATTACTATGATCTTTTTCAGGTTACACGAGATTCTTTAGAGAACATATATAATGGTTTCAATTTTTTCAAACAGCCTGGGAAGAAATCTATTGTTGAAGTCTCTATTTATATTGACGCTCCTATTTCTTCATTGAATTCTACATTTTTCGAGATTCCTAGAGGAACAAACGTTTCTACGGAGGACGGCGCAGTATTATTCGAGATAGTTGATGACTATAATACGTCTAGCATGATAACGTCCATTTCAGGCGAATTTACAGGGAAGACAGAATATGTTGTTCAGGCCGTTTGTACAGAGTCTGGAACATTGGGAAATGTGGCGGCTAATGCTATTACAAAATTTGCTTCTACGATCACAAATATAAATAACTACTCATATTGGATTAGAAATTCTTCAGCTTCTGGCGGTGCTGATGCTGAATCTGAAGATAATATGAAAATAAGATTTCAAAAATATCTCATATCCCTCCGCCGTGGTACAAAAGAATCTTTAGAATATGCCTTAGCTACAAACGCTGCTTTCACAGGTTTAATGTATTCTATAAGTGGTTTCAGGTTTTTAGATATAGTAAAACAATATTCAGGATCAGTAGGAACAAACAACTACGATTTTGATTTGACTTTATGGAACAAATTTTATCCTGCTTATTCACTTTTTCACGATGACGATTCTGTAGGAACAGCGCCGTTCTATGTGTATATCGGATCGGAAGATAAATTTCAGAATCTATTATTTTCAACTCAAACTGTTCCAGCTGGAGAATATAAGATTATCTCTCCCGGTGAGGACGGTGTAGGTGGAGGAATAGAATATTGGAATTCTACAACAGAAAGCTGGGAGCAAGTAGACGTTTTGAACATTACATTCCCTGCCGGAGGATATGCAGTACTTGAAGAACAATATCTTGCTTGGGATCTTCCTGCAATTACAACTAAATGGGGAAAGACACAGATAAGAGATTATACGGCATATTTCATAAGACTTAATATGAAGTCAACAAAAGCAACGGGTGAGCCGTACGATGTCTATAAGGTTATGACTTATCCATTCCCAGGATATATCGATGTTTATTGTCTAAAGAACTATAGAGATTCAATAACGACAGCTGATAAGACTTTGATTTCAGAGTCGATTGATAACTTTAAGGCTGCTGGAGTAATAACAACTGTAACAGAGGCTTCTGTTATTCAAATTCACCCGACTATAATAATACATACTAGCGATCTTACCAATTCTCTGGTACCGTCAGATATTATTGAAAGCATCCGTGCTGATGTAATTGCATTTGCAAATACGAAAAATATTAACGTAGACTTTGTTAGAAACGAGCTCTATGCTTACCTATATCAGCGCTATAATCAATACGGAAATCTATATATTTATTACAAATATGATCCATCGATTTATGAAGATCTAGCAAATAATGTGTTCAAAGAAGGATTTAGGGAGAACACTCTTGATGCTTCTGTAAATGAAAAAATAGATTTACTCTTATCAGATATTTACATTGTTCGTAATTTGAATGCAATTGTAAATACGCTTACTGGTGAAAAGTTCGGCGGCACTGCAACTCCGTGGACCAACAATCTTAGCGATTACTATCAAGATCCTACAGCAACTCAGTCTGATCTTTACTTAGCTTATTAAAGGGGAACAAAATGTCAACAACTGGCGACCAAATGCTTAGATCAGAAGCGGCATATACGTCGGAAGGAAAATATCCTTATATTTTATTTGGGGATTGCAAACGAGGCGCAGCAGCTAGTTTCGGCTATTGTAACAATTCTCTTGAGGGCACGCTATTTGATGCCGACGATGCAGGTAATGGCCAGGTTATTGTAAATTCGACTCTTACAACTCTGAATTTTAAATTCTATGATTATGGTGCTACATCTACATATACAGCAACTCCCATATCTATTGTTGATGGCACGTGTACGATTCAAACAAATACTTCGCACAATTATCTCGAAGGCGATATTGTGTCAGTGACGGGAATACTTTGGAACAATACACAACCCAATCTTAATGGGACTTGGCTTATAACGGGTATTCCAGCAGCCAATCAATTTACTTTTGATATTAACGCAGCCGATGATGCGTCTCTTTCAGGCGTGGGCACAGTAGCAAAAGCATCTGTTTTTTCTATTTATGACGATCGGTATGTTACTCAGGTAAGAGGAAAAAGTTTTACTTCTGTTCTGTTTGCTCCTAAACCATCTTATTCTGTTGGCGTAGGTTACAAAAGAATTCTTCCTTCCGATCTTTATACTCGGTTCAGAATTCAATCATACTCTGATGTTACTCCCAAGGGAGGAATAAATTCTAACTTATTTAATGTTCTCGATGGAGCAGGAAACAACATTAAGCCTGTATTGTGGGCATATTTCTTCGGTTACAACGATGCTACGATTTCGGCTCGAAACTCTACTCATTTTGAAATAGCATTTAATTCATATGCTATAGTGTTACGTCCATCTGGTAGTGGATCGCAGCTCGAATTTGCTCTTGTAAAGTTCAACTGGGGGCTTATTCCTCCGAACACGGGCTGGACCAGCATTGTTGGGACAGATCGATTTAATCAATATACGATAAACGGAACAGAACTCGGATATCTTATATCGTCAAATCCCGATGTCGGTAAAGTGGCTGGCAATTCGGTTGTTTCAGAAATCGCTAAATCGGATTCTTTTACCTATAATGCTGAGTTTCCTGTAAAACTTAATTTAAAAATAACGATCAGAAAGCATCTGTTGTCAGATTCAGTGCTTGATGGCACTTATCTGGTTAATTTAATGGTTAATGACACATATAACGAATTCGGAGAAAGCACACATTATGATACCGTTCTCCATGGTTATATCGCAAAACCTGGTTTAGACATAACAAATACCGGCCCTTATCTCATTACTGATGGCACGCATCCGCACGATTGCATGCTCATGCCGATGATGTATTTTAAGTTTAATAATACGAATGAACAGAATGTAGGTGTCCTTGATCCAGCAGGATCCAGCAAGATCGTTCAAGATAGTTTGATGTTCAAACAGCTTAATTCGCTAACCACGACTTCATATCTTTATTAAAGAGGTAGAACATGTCACAATTATTTAAAAATAACGCAAAATCTAGACTTGCAGCTAGTCTTGGATCGGGCGATGGTCTTACTTTCACAGTAACAACAGGAGAAGGAGCACTTTTTCCAGTTTTGACTACTGACGATCACATGATGCTTACACTGGAAAATGCTTCAGGTCAGAAAGAGATTGTTAGAATTTCAGCCCGAACAGGCGATACTTTCACCATTAATCCTACTCCTGGGTCTGGAAGAGGCCAGGATGGAACTACTCCTATGGGTTTTGCGGCCGGCGATCTGGTTGAACTTAGATTAACTGCGGGGTTCATCGATGCTCTCAAAGAAGGTTCATTTGTGTTTATCGTAGACGGTGGTGGCGCAGCTATAGGAACTGGAATAAAGGGATGGATCGAGGCACCGTTTTATGGCACTATAAAAAGCTGCCGCTTATTTGCCGATCAAGCAGGCGATATTACTGTTGATATATGGAAAGATACTTACGATAATTATCCTCCTGTGACTCCTTCAGACATCGTTACGCCGCCGGCTGGAATTTCTATTACGGGAGCTTTAAAAGCTCAATTTACAGATTTATCTGGGTGGACGCAGAGAAATTTCAATAAGGGCGATATTTTTGCTTTTAATATTTCTCTCTGTAATACTATTCAGAAACTTACGATATCTCTTACTGTAGATAGGTACTAATGTTTAATTTCCATGCAGTAAATACAGCTGAAGTAAACGCTAGCTCTCTTCCTCCCGCTGTTGCAGATTTATCTATCAATCCGGGTGAAGATACAAATGCGTTGTCGTGGACTTCGCCGTATTTTACTGATTTCTTTACAATTTATTGGTCAGATGAACCGTTTACTAGTATTGATGAACCAGGTGTTCACGAAATAGACTTCCACCCAGGTGCATCTGCAGATCCGCTTGAGATAATAACATATATTCATACTATCCCTGCAGCCTTCGGATTATCTGTTCTTTATTATAGTGTTGCTGCCTATAATGAAAATGGGCAAACTCTGTCTAATCAAGTAACTTCATATAATTTTAGATTAGCAATTTATGAAGATATATATAAGAAAACACTCAATGATCTTACACTTAGGTTTACACCAGAGATTAGAAAACAATATGAAGATTCTGAATTATGGCGGTCATTTGTTCAATCTCTTGCTTCTGAATTAGCTCAAGGAAGATTTAACATAAAAGAAGCTGTAAAGCAATTAAATGTTCAAAAGGCTGTTGGCGTTTTCCTCAATATGTGGTATAACGTCATTGGAATTGCTAGAGTAAATGTTTTAAATCCCGCAACAGGCATTGTAGAGCCCGAAGATGATACTACATATCGTCAGCGTTTAGTTGATAATATTTTCTGGGACAAGATTTCTAATCTTGCTCTTAAGAAAACCATGCTTCTCAAGCTTGGCTATGATGCTGATGTTTTGGACGCGGGTGCAAATGCAGACATTTTTAGAAATGTCCCGGGCAGAGCAACTCAAGTATACACTGCTTCTCACGGTTCAGTATTTATACCGGGAGAAGTAATGTGGTTTCTCAGAACAGGCCCTAATAGCGAAGGTATAGTTGTTTCTGACACGGCCGACGAGGATTCACAGGGAACATTAACTTACGTAAACTATATTTTTGCTCCCATGGGTACTCCGTCGTACAGCATGTATGCTTTATTCGGAGCGACATCATGGATGTTCGCTAATCCGATTCAGCAGCCTCCGGGTGTTAATACTCCCGGTCCAGCAACTTTGACGCATGATGTTCTTTACAATCCATTTCCGTTTAACCCAGCGGTTGATGTTGCTATTACGTTTACACCAAGTGGTGCAACAGCAAAATATAAGAGTAATGTTGGCGGGATTCTTTCATTTGAATTAACCGATGGTTCGCCCATACCTCTGGCCTATGATTTAGTTCAGACAGTCGACGGAATGCATAGAACTGTTTTAAAAGAAGCAGCTTCAAGACAGGAATCTGCTGGAGAACATCCTGTTAATTCAAAACTACTTTCGAACATATACAGCGTCAATTTGGGTGTTGCACTACTAGATGATGCTCAATTAAATGACATTTATGATTCTATATCTATTTATGGAGCAATAGGAAACGTTCTTATAAAGATTCTTACTGATGTTTCTACATCATTTGATGACTGGAATATTGCATTTGGAAATATTCCTTATGGTCCAATATTTATGGGAGCCGCTGATCCGGGAGCTAAAAGTACACATTCTAATTGGAGTGTTGGCGAAACGCTTTATTTTGATAATGACTGGACTATGGCAGATGGTAAATTATTCTATGGTAACGATGGTCCAGACGACATTGTCGCCCTAACAAGGACAACATAATGAAAGATATTCTTAAATACACAAAAGTGAATGTTAAAGTAACAGATAAAGAGACAGACAAAACGCTATTTAGAGGCCACAATCTTTTTGTTACTTCTGGCAGAATTTTCATTGCAGAAACATTTATGGGCACAATTTCAGGCAACGTGATCAACCCTACACTTTTTGCATGCGATCTAGGTGCAGATGCTGGGACGCCAGTTATTGATGATGTAGATTTGATTAGCTATATTCCAACCTGCAGCGTTGGTGTAACTGCTGGCTACCCTGCTGCTTTATCGGGATCTCCGACAGGTATCCATTTCAGATTTTCATTTGTGAATGGAACAGGTGGCGATGTTACAATAAAAGAACTTGGCCTATTTTATAGGCCAGATTCAGCCTCGTTTCCACAAAGACTGACAGCTCCAGAAGTTGGAACCATGTTAGCAAGAATCAAGACAACGCTGAGCTCTATCGTTGTAGGCGATACACGAACAATCACAATAGACTGGAAGATAATATTCTAAGGAGAATTTTTTCATGTCGATCCCATATACTTCAGATTCTCAATTA